GAGTATAGACTACAACTTGTGGCGAGCCGGACTGTCCATAGCAGCAAACTGTATAGATGGTGAGGCATACATACATGAGATGTCTAAGAACCACCCAGACTATACCGCCGAAGAAACACAAAGAAAGATTAAGGATTTAGTAGATAAACCTTACAGATGCACTACATTTGAGGAACACGCGCCAAACTTATGTGACGGATGTAAGCATAGAGGAAAAATAAACAGTCCTATTGGGCTATGCAAAGAGATTAAGAAGGCCGAGCCAGAACAAAACAACCTACCAGAATTACCTTTTCCTTATTTTGTTAGCAAGGAAGGCAGCATATATAAGACTACTGACGATGACGAGAAACCTGATGTAATGGTGTATGCCCACAGTTTGCGTGTGACTAAACGACTAAAAGATAAAGAGCGTCGGGAATTAGTTTTTGTAAGGCTGAAACTACCAAAAGACGAAGCAGAAGAATTTATGATCCCTTTGTCTACTGTGACTAGTAAAGAAGAACTAAGAAAGTTTTTGTCGGCAAAAGGTGTTGTCGTAATGCCGAAGGCGTTTGACCAGATAATGATGTACTTAATATCGTGCATCAATAACCAACAATACTCAAATGAGGCTGAGATTATGAGAAGGCAGTTTGGGTGGACAGATAATAATGCCGCGTTTGTTCTAGGTGATAAAGAAATATCAGCAAAAACAGTACGGTACTCACCACCATCAGAAGTAACTGAGCGTTTATGTGAATACTTAAAACCTGTAGGCAGTCTAGATGTATGGAAGGAAGTCGTGTCGGTATACGACATGCCTAAGTTTGAACCCCATGCGTTTGGATTCTTTACCGCATTTGGTGCGCCAATAATAAAGCATCTAGGGTATAACGGAGCGATGATAAACCTGATTAATTCTAGTAGTGGTACAGGCAAATCTACTGTATTGAAGATGTGCAACAGTGTGTATGGACATCCTGATAAGTTACTAGCACAAGAAACAGATACGTTTGCTCATAAGATGAATAGACTAGGTATCATGAACAATCTGCCGTACACCATTGATGAAATAACTAATATGCCTCCTGAAAAGGTATCGACGTTACTGTATGGGGTATCGCAGGGCATAGGGCCGGGGCGTATGCAGTCCCAGAACAATATGGAGCGTAGGAATGATACAAGTTGGGCATTGATTGCATTAGCATCTAGTAACGCTTCTATGGCTGAAAAGTTAAGTTTGATGAAGCAGTTTGCTGACGGCGAAATAATGCGGCTATTAGAATACCGCATAGAACAAACTAATAACCTCAGTAAACCACAAGCAAACAAGATATTTGAAGGAAAACTACTTAGTAATTATGGTGTTGCAGGCGAATCTTATATTCAATATTTAACTCAAAACCTACCTAAAGTGATAGATATAGCCAAGAGATGCCAAGAAAGATTAGATCGGGAAGTCGGATTAGACGCAAAAGAAAGATTTTGGTCTGCGGTTATTGCTTGCAATATTACTGGAGCATACATAGCTAAAGCGTTGAATCTAATAGACCTTGATGTAGATAGAATATATAGATGGGCTATGGATGAGTTAGTCCCTACGCTACGCGATCAGATAACTGAACCAGAGATAGATTTTATTGGTGTGCTAGGAGCATACCAGAATGCTAACTGGAATAAGTTTTTGATTATAGATGGTGAAGCAGATAAGCGAACAGCTATGCAACCAAGTCCTATTCAAGAACCTAGAAATGAAATGATTGGGCGTTGGGAGCCGGACACTGGGATAGTTTATATATTTACTAGGTCGTTACGTACATTCTGTGCGGAACAGCAAATTATATTTAAAGACTTTATAAAGAGTCTAACTGCACAAGGTATAGCTAAAGGCAGTATCAAAAAGCGTTTGGGTAAAGGAACTGCGTTAGATTCAGCACCAGTAGATACACACATGTTTAACGATACGTTTATACCTAATGAAGTTAAAGAGGAGCTTTCTGTAGATGATTGAAATACATGGAATTCATTTTGACGTTCAGTGGGATAAGTTTGAGCCACATTCAAGTTTCTTTATTCCGTGTCTTGATACTAAAGAAGCTAAACGAATTATTAAATTAGCGGTTGCTAGATACAAGTTTAAGGTTCGTATGAAAACAACGACTAAAGATAAGGTACGCGGTATTCGTGTATGGAGGGTAGAGTAAAAAACCCTACCCTGAGAAGTGACTAAAAACAGGGTAGGGCTGCACTTTACTTTCTCTAAGAGGCCACCCTAGCAGGGGTATAGCGCGATACCAGTAAAGTCCGATTATTATATTACCTATTTTTAAACGTGTAAACCTTTAGTCCTTGCTCTTTACCCTTTACATGGATCTCTTTAACAAACTTTAGCGTAACATCAGCCTTCTTTGCGGTAGATTCTCCAATTAGCAAGTCTAGCTTTTGTTCTTTAGTAGCCGACTCTAACCTAGCTGCAGTATTAACAGCATCGCCAATAGCCGTATAGTCAAACCGGGATTCGCTTCCCATATTTCCTATTACTGCCCTACCAGTATTTATCCCAATACCTATGGCTATTTCAGGCAAGCCTTCTTCAACTAACTCTACATTAAGAATCTTCATGTTGTTTATTATTTCTAAAGCGCACCCGATAGCTTTACTTTCGTGGTTTGGTTGATTAAGTGGTGCATTAAATATAGCCATCATTGCATCACCTATATACTTATCAACCATGCCTTCGTATTTCTGCACGGCTTTCTGTTGGGCAGTTAAGGCTTTGTTCATAATATACGTGACTTGCTCTGGTGGCAGAGTCTCCGATAAAGAAGTAAATCCACGAACATCAGTAAATAAGAATGTTGCGTACCGAGTTTCGCCCCCTAGCTTTAAAGACTTAGGGTTGTCTTGCAGTTGTTTTACCTGTCTAGGGTCTAAATAATGCTCAAATTGCTTCTTTATTTGTTGCCTAAGTCGATACTGGGTACGGAAATTTAAATAGTAGGCCACTCCAGCGGCTATAATTTGAGTGATTAGTGCCCAAGTTACGTCAATAAGTAGTCCCCGCTCTATAAACTGCATACCTAAGTAAACAGTTGCACTGAACAAAACAGTCCCCCACAAGATACCCCAAGTTATTCCTAGACCGCTAATTAAGACCCACATCAAACCTACTGATACTACGTATATACCAACTTCTAAAGCTGCAGCATAGTCGGGTATGTACGGACTGTTCTCTACTAACATTGATTCTGCCAATGCTGCTTGTATGTAATGCGGCTCTAGTAACCCAACAGGAGTTGCCAATTGCGGCATGACTCCCGCTGCAGTAACCCCAACAAAAACAAACCGCCCTTCTACATCTAACTTCTGTAATGATGTTTCACGTGAAACAACCCAACTGATCCACTTGCGACCTAACGAATCAACTTTTACTGGCGGTAGCCCCTGCACTACTATTTCTTCAATACCATTCTCGTTAGTCTTAATTATGTAAGTCTTTGAGTCTGCTAAAACTTTAAGCACTTGTGTGCCAAATGCAGCTAACCATCCATGCGGAGTTCTATATAGTAGAGGTATTCGGCGTACTAAATTGTCTACATCAACAGGCGCACTGGCAATACCTTGCTCAGTCCAATCAGAGTTCTTTAGAATATCTATGTTTTGTATAGCCCCTTTTGCTACAAACCCACCAACATCATCTCCCTTTATAACTGTGCCGACAGTAGCAGGGTACTGCCCATTATCGTGTTCAAACAAAGGCAAGACTGTAGAGCCGTTATTGAGAGATTTTGCAAAGGCTTTATCCCCTCCAAGTCTGTCAGCATGAGGGAAACCTATACCCCAACCTACACCAAGAGCACCTGCGGCTAGTAATAAATCGTTTATCTGCGCTAACTTCTTACGTGGTAGTGGGTATCCGCCTTCACGATTTACGTCTGCTTCAGTAATATTAAGTATTGCAAAGTACCCGGATTCTTCAGGAGTGTGCACAAAACGGTCAAAGGTTCTTAACTTTAGAACTTGGTAAAAGATAGGTTGATATATTAAGGGGGTAACGAATAAGAGTAGCAGTAATAAGCCTTGGAGTTTTTTCATGAACCTTGCAATATCCTTATGGTTGAGTCTGAGCCGCCGTTTACTTTAACTATTCTTTCCACACCTTCTTGCATCAGTATAATAGTATAGGCATTGCTTGCTTCTACATCTAGCCGAACGCTGTGTCCTACAAATCTACGCAAACTAATTATCTGCCCTGTAATTAATGTGGTTATCTGCGTGTCTTTATCCTGCCCTAACTCTGTGCCTGTAATTGTAGTGCTTGTCGCTTGCTTTAACCTGTCTTCTTCTTTTGCAATTCCTAGAGCATCGAGGATGTTAAGCATATCTTCTAAGAAGTTAACGTCAAGATAGTTAATATCTAGCTCTGAGAATTCAAACTCTGGGTCTTCTTCTAGGAAGTCGTCGGCTAAAAAGTCTACATCTAAGCCTGAGAAATCTAAATACGGGTTGGCTTTTACAACTGTCTGCACTTCTTCTACAAGTTCGACGCTTTTAGGCGGAGTTACGATCAACATGTTGTCAATCATATTTAATGTTAGGTTAAGTATCGCGGGGCTAGAGGGAGCCTGTTCAAACATAGCAACCGTTGTAGCTTGGTAAGGCTTGTTCAAAGTAACACTGCCCATACCAGTAGATACTACAATCTCGCCAGAGGATATACCGTTGGCATCAGGCA